GCCTCTTCAATAGCTCTACTAAACTGCACTTCAATAGGTAGCGGGGCAACTTCCTGGGGGGGAGACCAGGGGCCTCCCAGAATGTGCGTTAGATCAGCCATGTTTAGAGGATCGGTTGTGTTTGACGGATGAGATAGTCTGACAGGATAGTGATCGTTCGCAATGAGGGGTTTGTTTGTTTCCCCTTCTTGATCTGGTGCAGCGTGTTTGCGTGCAGGCCAGTGGCTGCTGCAACGGCGCTGATGCGTCGGTCAGCCAAGGCCGCTTTGATCTGTTCTAAACTTAACAACATTTTTTGCCCTCCTCTTTGTTTGGGTGTTGACATTGTGAGGTGAGAGCGTGCACACTGTCAATACCGCAGCGAACAGAATCGTCTGACAGCGCGGCAACGAGGAGAACGAAACATGGAAATGATCTACAACCAAGACTTTTACAAAGTGTGGGCTTGTCGCGTTGGAGACTACGTGCTGATCTGGTCGTCAGACTATCCGACTAAATCCAACTTGATCGGCACCTGCGATTCAATGGAGGACGCATTAGAGTGGGCACGTGACTGGGTGCAGTGTCAGATTGAGGATGTACCATTTTAATTACAACGGGGTGTTGACAGGCTAACAGTCACGCCCCATAATACATACATCGAGCGAACAGATTGTCTGAAGGCTCGATAAACGAAAGGAACGAAAATGAAGAACAACGACCTGCAACTGACGCAAACTGACCAACTTGGCGCGCTGTTGGCCGAGATTGACGTTCTGACCAAGAAGGCAGATGCCATCAAGGCCGCCATGCGCGAAGCAGGCGGAGTGCATGAAGGCGTGCTGTTCCGCTCTACCGTGGTTGAGTCCAATCGCTCGGTCACCGACTGGAAGGCCCTATGCGCCGCCCAGGGCATCGGGTCCGATGTCATTGCCGCCCACACAAAAGTGACGGCGGTTTACAGCGTCAAGACCACATCAAAATAAAGGAGGGGGGCACAGCCCCCATCACATGGAAACCCCTCCACCGAATTGGCCCTTCCCCACGTACAAAGGGAACCCGCTGCCAAAACCACCAAAAACCCCGTTCCGTCAGGAACCTTTACCACCCGCGCCGCCGGCGCCCTTCTAGGAGATATGAAAATGGCTATCAACCTTAAAACAACCAAGGCCCTCGCGGCTTCTGGCGTGAAACTGCTTGTCTACGGTCAGGCCGGAGCGGGTAAGACTTCCCTCATACCGACCCTGCCCGCCCCCATAGTGCTGAGCGCCGAGGGCGGCTTGCTCTCGATTGCAGGGGCGGATGTGCCCTACATAGAAATATCGGACATGGCTTCATTGCGAGAGGCTTGGCAATGGCTCACTGAATCAGCTGAGGCCAAAGAGTTTCAATCTGTGGCCCTGGACAGCATCTCGGAGATCGCCGAGGTCGTTCTCAACGCCGAGAAGAAGGCGACCAAAGACCCCAGGCAAGCTTACGGCGCCATGCAGGAACAGATGGCAGACATCATAAGAGCGTTCCGCGACCTTCCAGGCCGTCACGTTTACATGAGTGCGAAATTGGAGAAGACCCAAGACGAGATGGGTCGGGTTCTCTATTCGCCGAGTATGCCAGGCAACAAAACCGGACAGCAGTTGCCCTACTTTTTTGACGAGGTGCTTGCTTTGCGAGTTGAGCGCGACGCCGACGGCAACACGCAACGAGCACTGATGTGCGACTCTGACGGGCTATGGCTGGCCAAAGATCGGAGCGGGAAGTTAGAGATGTGGGAAGGCCCTGACCTTGGGGCGATTATTAAAAAAATTGAGACCTAAACAATCATGACGAATCACGACATCTTAGAAATTTGGAGGTACACGCAGCTTCAGAATCAGGATCTTGACTGGGGGCTTGTAGCAATCAAATTTGCCCAAGCAATAGCCCGCATTGAGCGAGAGCAGATAGCGCGCATGTGCGACGACTACGCCATGCAAGAAGACCCGACCGAGTTCCCTCGGGACAATTTCACGGGCGGAAAGCTTTTTGCCGCGCAAGACCTGGCCGAAAAAATCAGGTCTAGGGACGACATAGGAACGCACTGGGAGTGTTTTCAAGATGAATGAAGAAACTCTGAAACTGGCCGGGCGTGCCGTGGGCTTGGATGTCTGGTTCAATCATGAGGTGGGCTCATACGGGTACGGTGCACCGACATCGTTCACGAAATGGGATCCGCTGCGTGACGACAGGGACGCATTCAGGCTGATGGTTGCACTGAAATTCAGTGTCCGCCACAACTGGAATCTAAATGCGGTTGATGTGTCCGGAAATGTCTATCACCAGCCCGATCGTGACGAAAGGATGGCTGAGTTTTATGGGCCGGACAGTGGACAAGATCCGTACACAGCAACTAGGACCGCGATTGTGAACGCGGCTGCAACGATAGGGAGATATTTATGAATGGCTTAGAACAGCTTGCCCGCGAGTGGGAGGAGGCGAAAGCTTTCGAGACTCAGGCAATAGCAAGACGCCGAGAGATTGAGGATCAACTTACCCAAGCTCTGGCGATCCCCAAAGACCTGGAAGGCACTAAAAATGAGGATGTCGGACAGTACAAAATAAAGATCGTTGGTCGGCTTGATCGAAAGGTCAATGCTGATAAACTTCAGGAACTCGCCCAGGAATCCGGTCTAACCGAGCACCTAGGCAGTCTGTTCAGATGGAAGCCAGAGATCAACATGACAGCCTGGAAGGCTGCTCATGAGTCGATCACTGCCCCCCTTCTGGACGCCATTACCACAACGGCTGGAAGGCCGTCCTATGCCATAACCAGAAAGGACTGAACCATGGCTTTCTTATCACAATCATTCGACATCAACGAATTGCCCGAGGCAACCAACAACTATGGGCCTCTGCCCGCCGGTTGGTATGCGGTGACTATTTCAAAGGCCGACGTGAAGCCCACGAAAGCGGGAACTGGAGAGTACATAAATCTGATGTACACGGTTACAGGTCCGACTCACCAGGGCCGTACTGTCTGGGGGATCATCAATGTTCGCAACCCGAATCCAAAAGCTGAGGAGATTGGCCGTCAGCAGCTCGGTGAGCTGATGCGTGCAATTGGACTGTCTAAAGTCACGAACACCGATCAACTGATTGGCAAGGATCTTGTGATTAAGGTCGCAGTCAAAGAGGACGACCGAGGCGGTGAGCGTAACGACGTGAAAGGCTTTAAGGCCGTCCAAGGCGGTTCAATCCCGTCCATGCCTACCGCTGCACCAGAAGCGCCATCGGCATTTAAGGCCGCCCCTCCATGGGCTAATAAGAAGTAAGCAAAGATTAAGGGGTGCGGCTTGGCGAACCAAGACGGCAACCATACGGTCAGATACCGTTTTTGAAGAAAGATTGTGGCGACCACTTTGGGTGGTCACGAAAGGGTCAAAGTAACCCCACCACATGACAGCGACAAAACTGCGGTAGGAATGCTGACAAGTTGGTAATCAATCCAACCACCCCACCCAAAAAAAAAGCCCCCTGCAAGGGGGGCTTAGCAACTCAAAAGGAGAGGAGACGGTTAATTATGGCTCAAATAATAGTCAAAGACAAAATCATCGAAGCAATAGACGCTGCGCACCAAAGCAAACAAGAGCGCCCCAGGCCGCACATGGGGGCCTCGATGCTGGGGCATCCATGCGATCGGTGGCTGTGGCTGTCATTCAGGTGGGCGGTGATTGAGAAGTTTGAGGGGCGGATCTTGCGCCTGTTCCGACGTGGCCAGATGGAAGAAGCCACGATCATCAGCGATCTAGAGGCTATCGGGATCGTATTCAGACAAACGGACGGGCAAGCCAGAGTTGATTTTGGCTCTCATGTATCTGGCTCAGTAGACGGGATCATTGAATCTGGGGTTCCAGATGCTCCGAAAGCGAGACATGTTGCGGAGTTCAAGACCCATGCGCTGAAAAGCTTTGAGGATCTTTTTTCGCAGGGTGTTCAGAAGTCCAAGCCCATGCACTGGGCTCAGATGCAGGTCTACATGCATGGCTTGGGGATACACCGAGCGTTGTATGTAGCCATCTGTAAAAATGATGACAGAATTTACACAGAGCGGCTACACTACGATCACAACGCAGCCGAAAAGCTGGTTGATCGAGGCAGACGAATTGCATTAGCAGACAGGATGCCAGAGCCTTTGAGCAGTGACCCCACTTGGTGGGAATGCAAGTTTTGTCCAGCTCGCAAGTTTTGCCATCAGACAAAGCTTACAGAGCAGGTGAATTGTCGGACATGCGCTCATTCAACGGCGACAGCGGCAGGCAATTGGGAGTGTGCAAAGTGGGGCAATGACATACCCGATGACTGGCAGCATAAAGGCTGTTCTTCTCATGTACTGCACCCTGATCTAGTGCCGTGGAAGATGCGGAGCAGTGATGAGAACGGGTGGAGAGCGGTTTATCTAGTGGACGGGCGCGAGGTGGTGAATGGTGAACCTGGGCCTGGGGTGACTAGCAGTGAGCAACTAATAAAGGGGGTTATATGACAGCAGCAGAGACGTACATACCCACGATGGACGACGCCGTCAAAGCTGGGGATAACGTATTGATGAACGAACAAGCGGCCCTGTTGAGGGAGTGTAGACGCGCACTCGACGATCTGCTGGCTAAGAAGCCAATGATGGCGGCAATGCTGTGCGGGTCTACGACGCTCGGAAATCTGAGAGCTTCACTGTACGAGTTCCGTCCGAAGGGAGTGATATGACAACACTACGAGAGGCAGCGGAGATGGCGCTGGGTACGTTGCAAGATGTTTGCGCGCGGTTGCTATATAGGGGCGTATCAAAAGATGCCGGCCACCCAGACCAAATAGCGTTAGAGCAAGCCAGACAGACCATTCAAGCCCTAAAACAAGCAACGGAACAGTCTAAACAGACACGTGATCCTATAGCTTGGAATGGCTGGATTGTTCGTGAAGTGTTGTTTGACGAAGGCGAACCAGTGGGACATCGTGAATACAAGCCGCTGACGGATGAAACAATTGGGGAAGTTGTTATTCAAGATACCCTGCACCACGGATATGCAATGGCAATCAAACCACATATTCAAGGCGTACTTCCTAAAGGAACAAAACTCTACACCTCCCCACCCCAGCGAAAGCCGCTGACGGACGACGAGATACGCAAGCTGTGGGATTCGCACACGATTGAAGTGTACGGAAAGATCGGAATAAACCCCGTGGTGTTTGCTCGGTACCTGGAGCGTGAGTATGGGATCGGAGAGAAGGAATGACAACACTACGAGAAGCAGTGGCGCAGGCACTCGATGCGCTTACAAAAATACACCCAGGAAATATGAGCTGGGAAACTGGTGAAGCGTGGATGAATGCTGTGCAGATTTTGAGAGAAGCACTAGCGGAGCCTGAACCGGAGCCTGTGGCGTGGATGGATCGGGATGGTGATATTTATCCAATGCCAGAAACAGAAGGCTGGCGTCCCCCACATAAGCTGCTGTACACGCACCCACCCCAGCATCAAGAAGCAAATCCGGTGGTTTGGCAGTTTCGAATGCGTCCGGATTGGGTGTTGGATAAAGACTTTTGGGAACCGTGGACAAACTGCACCAAAGAGCAGGCAGCAGACTATCAACGAGTTCCGCATTTGCATGGCTGGACATATGAAGTTCGGTTGCTCTTTACGCACCCACCCCAGCGCAAGCCGCTGACGGATAAGGAGATTATAAAAATATGGAATGACATGGGCAACGATCCAATCGCACCGTCTGTTTTTTCTTTTATTGCTTGTGTACGGAAAACTGAGCAAGCACACGGGATAGGGGGTGAGGAATGAACTTACTTGATTTTTTGAGTGGGGTTTTTTTTGGGCTTGGAATCGGCTTCAGGCTAGGCACATGGATTTACAGCGTGCACCATCGAGCGATCAAACGGGATAAGAGGTGAGCAATGAAAGAAGAACCAATAGACCAACTTGCCTGGGAATGCGGCTTCTTAGATGAGGACTTTGAGAAGCTTAGAAAGTTTGCCCGCCTTCTCAGGGCCAGGGCATTCCTAGAAGGTTTTGATGCCGGGATGAATTACCAGCAAGTTTTGAACGACAAGGAGCCGGATAAATGAGACAAATGATTGCAACCTTACTTGCAACCTTGCTTGCAACTCAAGCCCAGGCCGAGTCTTGGGGCGGTAAAGACAAGTGGCAACACGCACTTGTTGGGGCTGGCACTGGTGCAGTGTTCGCCAAGGCAACGAACGACTGGCGTTATGGCTGCGCCGCTGCTGCGGCTGTAGGGCTGGCAAAAGAGATTTACGACAGTCAGCATCGTGACAAGCACACGCCATCGTTTAAAGATTTCGCTGTTACCGCTGCGGCTGGATGCGGATCTAGCATCGTCGTTGCACCGAACTATATCGGC